TACGGCGTAGATGTACGCTACGGAATTATGTCTGGTATGGACCCAAACCGTGCCATCATTGCTTTACTACAAATGCGCTCAGACAAGCTCGTATCTCGTGACTATGTACGTCGTGAGATTCCAATGGACTTGAATGTTACGCAGGAGGAACAACGTGTTGATATCGAAGAAATGCGCGATTCTTTGCGCGTGGCTGTTGCTCAGTATGCTCAAGCCATTCCAGCCCTTGCAGCGCAAGGCCAAGACCCTACAGAGATTATCACCCGCATTGCGTCTGTTATCCAAGGTCGGCAAAAGGGCCAATCGCTAGAGAGCACAATCGAAAAAGCATTTACACCAGAACCACCACCTCCAGCCCCAGAGATGCCACCAATGGCACCAGGTATGGAACAACAACTTCCAGCAGCAGGAGCGGCCCCCGCCCCAGCCTCAGCGCAACCTCCACAAGAACAAGGTGGTATGGCCCCTGCTGCTGGTCAACGTCCAGATATAGCCCAATTACTCGCTGGTATCACCGGCGCAGCTTAAGCAGAGGAGGTGTAAATATGAACAAGGGATCTCGCGCAGCAGCGCCAATGTCAAAGCCAACTGAAGGCAAGAAGGACACATCTAAGCCAGCAGGTGGCAAGGTAGTTCCATCAATGATGCCAGCAGGCCGTCGTGGCAACGCAGTAAAAAAGGGATAATAACTTTTTAATGAGAGGTGTACTGGGCGATGAAAGATGATAAATACATTCCTCGTCCAGTGCGCCTGCTCGATCTTGTTGTTGTAGGCGTAGGCTTTATACACAACATAGCTTCATCTATTGAAACCTTAACAGGTGAACTGATGGAGTTAGCAATTTATCAATCAAATCATCTTACTCAAACCAACAGGGCTTGGGAAGATATGGCAACAGACTTAGAAAAATTAGAGGAGGACAAACAGTGAGTATGATGAATCCACTGGCTGGACCAGCAGGCCCAGGTAAGTTCTCTACACGTACAGATAAATTGGAAATGGGTTCCACAGCATACGGCGAAGGCGTTGAGACACAGGCTATTCAGTCTGGTGCTCCGCTAGCCAAGACTGGTGATGTGCGCCCAGCACGTGCAGGCGATGTACGTGAAGCTGCAGGACAAGCACCAGTAACAGAATTATTTGCAGAAACTACACGTCCAGGTGAACCAGTAACAGCTGGTATTGCAATGGGTGCAGGTGCAGGACCAGAAGTACTTGCTATGCGTAACCAAATGGTAGAGAAGTATTCAGATACATTGGCTAAACTATTGCCATATGATGAATCAGGTGAGATTGCGATTCTGTACCAGGATATGCTCGCCAGAGGTATGTAATGACTGAGAGAGTACTTAAACTCGCATCATTACAAGCAGGCTTAAATCCTACTGAAAAAGATAGAGTTGACACACTATCAAAGGCTTTGACTGTTCATAAGAGTTTGCTTGATATGCCTGCATCTGAAGCACGCATAAAGTTTCAAACTTTGCCTGCAGATCAACAGCAATCATTAACGCAGACTTTTGGTACACAACCAGAACAGCAAAAGCGTGGATGGTTTGGTACAGCTTGGCACTACACAGGTGGCAAAGTATTTGATGCGGTCATCGAAGTATCAGATTTTACATCTCGTGTTCTTCGTACAGGTCTTATTGCTAACGAGCAGATTCCACTAGGTAGTGCTGCATATTACCTACCTAAGAACTGGTCTGTTATCTCTGAGGCTTGGAAAAAGTCTAATGATAATGGTGAAGTTGTTTACAATGAACCACGCATCAATAACGCCATCAAGAAGTATGGCAACAACTATGTCGGTTTAGCACAAAAAGTTTCTACAGGAATATCTCTTTCAGATATTGTTGCAACTGGAACTGAAGAAGAAAAGCAGATTGCACGTCTTGCTGCCAAGGGTGAAGACCCTCTATGGCAAGATGCCTATGACGCAGTAGTTGCTGCTAAGTACTCACCAGGTCGTGCACTTGCTAACGCAATACTACCTGAGTCACTAGAAGGTACAGGATTTCTATATAAGGGTATCTCAGGTACTACAGATGCAGCAGCACGTATATTTACAGATCCAACTCTTGCACTTGGCAAAGCCAAAAAAGCATACGATGCCTACAACTATGCACTTATTAAGATAGTTGGAGACCCAAAGAAGTTAGACGCTGCTTTTAGTAACCCAAGAGTGGTTAACTTTTTTGACACATATGGATCTGAACTAGATAAACTAGCCAAGGCACGTAGTGCAAGAAATGTTGTTGCAGCAGAGGAAGCATCTACTGCGCTTCGTCGTATTGCTCCAGAGTTCGGTCCTGCTGCCATTAGTGAGTTTATTGATGCTGGTGTTACTAATGCAGCTACTGCTAGAAACTATTTCCTAAATGGTATAGATATGCAGGCTATTCTTAAGGGACAAGCTGCACGCAATACTCCACTTGTGCCACGTTTAACATTAGGTCGTCAGGCTCGTATTGCTGCATTGACTACCGGTAATAGAATTTTTAATATTGATAAAGTTGGACAGAAGTTAGTTACAGCTTTGTACGGAACTGCACCACAGTTTGAAGATATCCTAACTGGTATTACCACTCAATCAGAGCAAATTGCAAACCTTGAAAAAGGTGTAGGCCGATTTAAAGGTCCAGATGGTGTAGTTCGTTTTACAGAGAATCAAATCTTAGGACGCATTGACCGCTTTATGCGTAAGTTTACAAAGATTCCTAATCCAACATCTAGGGTTTTTGATGTAATGAATCCTAATGCTGCAGATGAAATCTATCGCACAGCGCGTTTGACTAACTCTCGCTATCACAGTAGAATCATTGCTGAGGCTTTTGCAGCTGGTGATGAAGGTCAGCGTATGCAGATTACTAAAGGACTTTGGAACACAATCTTTACTACACGTGGTGTACGCAAGGGTGATCCTGGTAAATCCTTTATGGATGAGTTTGCAGGCAGAGGTTTAGAAAAGCGCTATGCTGCAGACGTAGTTGTTAATGGTGAACGTCTTGGTAATCCAGCAGAGTTTGCTGGAGAACAATTAGCACTGTTCCCATATCAACTATCAACAGCGATGGTTATTCCATCTGTCGTTGACCTAGATCGTCTTACTGCTCGTCAAGGCGTGATCTCTAGGTTGGTTGGAGTATCACATAACAAGTGGATAGATAAGATTACATCTGGCTGGTCGTTCTTAACTCTTGCTGGTCCACGCTTTGCTATGCGTAACACTCTTGAAGACGATATGTTCTTCCTTGCACGTGGTCGTAACCCTTGGGATTTAGTAAAGGGTGGTCTTTGGTCTACACGTATACGTGTGGGCAAGGGAGCAAACATTCTTGATGCAGATGGTCAAGCAAAAAGTTCTTTACAAAAACTTAAAGATATAGCATTTCTTAATGTTGAATCTGGTGAGGTTGGCGTAATCAATAAGTTCGTTCTTGCAGATGAACTAGAAGAATTTGCTGGTAAAGTTGCTGCTGCAACCAATGAAAATGAAGTTCGATCTGTTATGGCAGAGGCAATTCTTCGCCGTAAACTAGGATACAAATTAGATCCACAAGCAGCTGAAATTATTGCAGATGTTGCTAAGTACGGTAACTTAGATAATCTTCTTGCAGATGTTACAGAAGGCGCTAAGAATGGTGTTCGTGGTGGTGGACGCTACCAGAATGTTTCAGATGACGTATCGCGCTTCGGTAAGATGGATGCAATTACTATTGATGGCAAGGCATACAAGCGCTCAGTAGGTGATATTCCATTTACTAATTTTAGTCCTGTTGCTAATGAGCAAGCAATGGTTAGTTGGTTGTTCCAGATTGGCGTAATGGCTAACGATGATTTAGGACGCATTGCTATTAGATATCTTGATGACGAAGATACAGCAATCAACGAAATGTTCAAGTATCTTAAGTCATTACCACAACGGGACAAAGATAAGTTCCAGTTGTACTTCAAGGGTGCAGATGAATACACACACGCACAGCGTGCATTTCTTGCTGTAAATACTTTGTTCTCCAGAGCCGATGGTAAGCTCAATGAAGATCTTTGGAATATGGTAGTAAAGACAGATGCTGATGGTTACGTACGTGTAACTGCTAGAGATTTACGTCTTTCTGATTTGCCAAAAGAACCCAAAATGGCTCCGACATTTATCTCAGGTCCAACACTTGTACCAGTATCTGAAGCAGATAACTTTGCTGCTTCTATGTGGGATAAGGGCTGGGATGCAATGGGTGAAGCCAATGCGCGTTGGTCACGCGAACGTATTGTAGTCAATGAGTTGGTGCGTTTCCGCAAGGAACTAGATGATTCTGGTTTTAGCCAGAAAGTTATTGACCAACTTACTGCAGGTAAGACTGATGAAGCATACGAAAAGGCTTACGAAGCAGCCAAAATTCATATTAACAATATAGCAGAAGACTTAGCTAAGGATAGCGCACTAGCGTATGTAGATAATCCTGCTGTACGTAGCCAACTTGCTATGTCTGCACGTAACTTTGCACGTTTCTATCGAGCTACTGAAGACTTTTATCGCCGCTTTTATCGTACAGTTCGCTATAACCCAGAGGCAATCACTCGTGCATCACTAACATACGATGGAATTGCACACTCTGGCTTTGTACAAAGAGATGATACTGGTGAAGATTACTTTTTCTACCCAGGAACTACAGCGATGTACCAGGCAATGGGCAAAACAATGCAGTTCTTCGGACAAGAAGAAGGCATCAAGGCACCATTGCCTATTGAGTTCAGTGCTAAGTTGAAGATGATTACACCATCTACTAACCCAGACTCACTGTTCCCTACATTTGCAGGTCCATTATCTGCAGTATCGCTTAAGGCTATCTTTGCTGTAGTGCCAGCTTTAGACAAGTTTGAGAAAGCCCTGCTTGGTCAGTACGCAGAAGACCAACCAATGATTAACGCAGTCCTTCCTGCACACGTAAGCCGTCTATTATCTACATTAGACCGCGATGAGCGTGTAGGTCAGTACGCATCAGCATCACGTAAGGCTGCTGCATACTTAGAGGCTACAGGTCACGGGCTTACGCCAAGGATTGATCCAGTAACTGGTCAGGAAATTGATTTAACTGTAGGTGAACTAGAAGATTACAAGGATAAGTTAGCTGCGTCTACAATCACAGCGTTAATGTTGCGCTTTGTTCTTGGCTTTGTCGTGCCAGCATCACCACAGACTACCCTCAAGAGCGATATCGCTAAGTGGGCACGTGAGAATGGTGAGACTAACTTCAAGCAAACCTTTAATAACCTAGTTGAAAAGACTGGAAGTTATGACAAGGCTATGGGTGAATGGATTCGTCTGTTCCCTAAGGAGCTTCCATACACAGTATCTGAGTCTGATAGCACAGTAGTTGCAATTCTTAGTGCTAATGAGAACGCCAACAAGTGGGTCACTGATAACAAGGCACTCATCAAAAAGTACCCAGAAGGTGCCGGATTCTTTATTCCAAAAGAAGGCGAATTCGACTTTGATGCTTACAAGTTACTATCAAAGATGGGACTTAAGGAGTCTAAGACAGTAAGAGATTACTTGCGTGAGGTAAACACAGCACGCGATGAGGCTTTCTATTACTCACAACAGGACCTTTACGAAGAAGAACTTGCTGTTACATATAGCGACTTTGCTAAGCGTAACCTTAAGGCACAATGGGAAAACTGGTCTAAGCAATTCAAGAAGGCACGTCCTTTGCTACAGGAAGAACTAGGCAAGGGCGCTGAGAACGCAATTAAGCGCACACAGGCACTAAATGATTTAACAACTATGCTGTCAGATCCAGCTATTAAACTAGATCCAGCAGTACGAACACCAATCGAAGGTATGTTAAACACATACAATAGTTACATCAATGCACGTGACTCTGTGTTTGGTAATACAGAATCTGCCAATAACTATAAAGATATTCTTAAGCAGCGTGCAAAGCAAGAGTTGCTTCGTTTATCAAAGCTCAACCGTAACGCAGAAGATGCGTACTTTGCTTTGTTCTCAAAGCTAATTAGAGACTAACAGGAGATAC